ACAAATAAACGAGAATAGCCTATATCGCCACTCCATGATTTAGAGTATTGAGCTGCAAAACCTAGGGAAACTGTACCCTCAAACCCTTCACCATCTTCTTCAGAATAAGTATTAACTACTCTTACGTATGCGGTACCTGAATAATATATCCCTTCGTACTGACTAGTTGCACCCCAAAATTTGCTGAAGTGGCGGAGAAATTGCGACTCATAATTTCCTATATAAGTTTTGGCCCAAGTTTTGTAATACGATTTGTGATATTGCTTTAAGTACTCTTTTCCATAATGAGCAATATAATTTAAGTTTTCTGATCTATATGAATTAAATACTCCTTCATAATCCTTACTGTAATGTTTTGTCCACTGCGTAGTATAAGCTGCACCAAAACTTCCTTCAAAGGTTCCTTCGTATTGTCCTAGATATGCTTTCTCGTATTGAGTGGTGAATACGCCCTCGTACACACCTTCGTATGTTTTAGTGTATGTTTTACTATAAGAAAGTCCGGATGCAAATGTTCCTTCAAATGCACCCTCGTACATTACTAGATAAGGACCACCTAAAAATTGTTTAGCAAATTGACGAGAGTAGCTAGCTATATAACTTTTATTATAATAACCAGTAAACGCTCCTTCAAACTGTCTGTTGAAAGCTCCCTCATAAGTCTTGCTAAAGCTATTACCAAACTGTCCTTCAAATTGACTAGTAAATGAACCTTCGTAAGCCTTGCTGTATTCTTTGCTGTATTGTTTTGAGTATACGCCTAACCACACACCATCGTATTGTTTGCCCCATTGTTTTTCGTATTGGCCTAGATATGTTTTTGTGTAGTCGCCTAGATAAGTTTTTAGATATGACGCAAGAAAATGCTCTATGCCTCTAATTTGATTAGCATAGTTAGTCCCAACATAGGATGCTGCGAACTGTCTATCGTCACCTGCGAAAGACTTTGCGTAATTAATATCTGCCACTCAGGCTCCCCTTATGTTAGAGTCTGATACCAGATGTCGCCGTTAGTGCCTATAGAGTTACTACTTGGTGCTGAACTAGATATGTATATCTTTTGATTAGGTGTATGTGCAAATGATCCACTTGCTACACCTGCTGCATTAGTATTTGCAAATGTTACACCAGTGACGTTTACAGACGTATTAGATGCTGCTGTTATTCTACCTTTAGCATTTACTGTGAACGTAACTAATTGAGTATTATTCGAAGTGTGCGTTGCTGCACTTACACCAGTATCTGATAAAGCTGTATCAACAACCTTAGCTGATGAATTAACTACCTCGGTACTGCCGTGTAAAATTTGATCAGACATCTTCTTCCTCGTTTTCCTCTACATTAGGTTCTAGTTCTTTTACTCTTTCGGTCAACTCTTTGACGGCTTCTATCAGTAATGGTATCAGCGCATTATAGTTAACTGTTTTAAACCCACGACTATTTATATCTACAGCGTGAGGCAACACGTTCTCCAATTCTTGAGCTATAACCCCATAGTCTGGTGTTCCAACTCTCATGTCTCCGATGTTGTTATTCCATACAAATTCATAACCACCAAGAGCATTTACTTTATCTAATGCAGTGTCTATCTTTAATATGTTATCTTTTAATTGTTGGTCTGATGAATAACTAGCTACTAGATCATCAGTAGCGTATATGTTATTTGCCAATACAGCTGTAGTATTAGCTAACGTATCTCCAACTACTATGCTAGTATCAAAGTATCCATTTTTGAATGATTTAGCTGCTGAGCCAATATCCCATTGATTGGTATTTGATGCAAACACATGACCATTAACTGAAGCATTTGCAAATACTAATTGAACAGTATTTGCTCCATTACCAATTTGTACTATATTATTACCTGCGCCAGTTGTAGATGCTCCTGTTAACTTAAGAGAATTTGTAACTGTTACATTTGCAGATCCTAATTCAGTAGCTGTTAATGTTGTGTCTGATGGGAATTGAGCTGATACTCCAACCTGTAAGTGATCAACAACTAAGTTGTTAGATGTTAATGCTGTTGCGTTAGCACTTATACCAGTATTAGAGAATATAACATTACTTGTATTTGCTAATGTAATATCATCACCAACTGATAGATCACCAACAATAGCACCGGACGCTGCATTTACTTCTCCAGTAATGTCTACGTCTCCACCTGCTGTTATAACTCCTGATGTGTTTATTGTTGCACCAATTAGATCCCATCTAGCACTTGCAGCACCTAAGGTTAATCCATTAGCATTCGGTAAGANATTAGAAGCAACATCTGCTGTAAATGTTACTTTGTCTGTTGCAGCACTACCTATGATTGTATTACCTGAAACTGTTAAGTCATTTCTTATTACTGCATTGTAAACATTTGCTTCTTTGTTATCAGCTATATCTAAATCATTTGATAATGTAGTAACTCCAACAATGTTTGCTGATCCTGATAATGTTGTAGCACCTGTTACACCAAGTGTGTTTGCAAGAGATGCTGCTTTTAATACTGTTAAGGTTCCGTCTGTGTGAACAGCTGTAGAAGTTAATGATGTGTTTACTGTACTATTACCTACTGATAATTTAGATGTAGATAAGTTTACGTTTGCGCCTACATTATAGGCTACTGTTGTATTAGATGTTCCTGTAACTGCTATACCATCACCAAAGGTTGCGTGGCCTGTATGTGTTGATGTTGTTGTGACTTTTAATACATTTGTATTTGTTGTTGCAGCTGCTTCTATATTAGCACTTGCTGTTATAACGCCAGTAGATGTAAGTGTACCAGATGTGTTTGCATTTGTAAATGACGCATTGTGCCATCTGTGATTTGTGTCACCAAGTACAACATTATTACCGTGTAGAGGTATAAGGCCTTGTGTACTATTTCCAACTAATCCTTTTACTATAAGTCTATCAAAACCGTGTGTTGCGTTTGCTGCACCTGCATTACCTAAAGTTATTGTTCTGGTATTACCTGCTAATGATGTTACTAATGTATTGACTGTTGAGTTAGCAACAGTGAATTGAGCATTAACAGATACATTGCCACCAACTGTAGCATTTCTAGTTATTGTTAAATCATTGTTGGATGTTATATCTTCACCGACTAAATCATCAGCTACTACATCCCATCTTGCTGCTACGCTACCTAAACTTTTACTTCCATTAGCACTTGGTATTATGTTTGTATCGACTACACCAACAACTGATATTGTATCACTTGCTGCTGAACCTAAATCTGTATTGCCTTGAACAACAAGGTCTGTGTCTATGTTTACTGATGCATCAAAGTCTGCATCTTTAGTAACTTTTATTTTATCTGAGAATACTGCGTTAGCTGTAACTGTTAATAGATCACTATTAGCATTACCAATAGTAGCATTAGCTGTAGTTGTTAGGATCCCATCAATGTTTGTTGCTGAATTAATATCTAAATTCGTACCATGAATATTCATATTGGTAGAATCTATTAATGTGTTTGTTCCTGATACATTAAAGTCTGTTGACGTGATATCGGTTAATGTATTATCAACGTCGATGTTAGCATTAATATCTAACGGTGTGTTAAATACATTGAGTCCAGCATTTGACGTGAATGTGTTTGTAGTAGGATCAATGTTGATCGCATGAGTAGTCGAGTTACTCTGAGTAACATTGAATGCACCAGCTAGTATATCAAAGCTAGCTGCATCTATGTTTACATTTGAACTTACATTAAACTCACCACCGTTAATTGCTGTGTTAGTAGATGAGAAATTGGTTAATGTATTATTAAAGTCTGCATCAGCATTAATGTCTAGTGGTGTATTGAATACATTGAGTCCAGCATTTGATGTAAATATATTTGCAGTAGGATCTATATTAATCTTATGTGTTGTTGAATTACTCTGTGTTACATTAAGTGCACCAGCCAGTACATCAAAGCTAGCTGCATCAAAGTTTACATTAGATGTAATATTTAATTCACCATTTTCAACAACTGTATTACTAGATGTTATTTGTGTTAATGTATTGTCAATATCTAAGGTTGCATTTAGATCTATCTTAGTATTGAATATATTTGTTACTGCATTGGATTCAAATACTTTTGCAGTAGAATTAATTGTTAGATTGTTTGAAGTAGAGTTTGTTGTTAGTTGTACGCCAGGTGCAAAGTGTGCATTTGATTGTGCATGTATTATTGCATTAGCTGTACTGTTAGCTATGAATACTACATTTGAACTAATAATTAAATTAGCTGCTGCAGCCTTTGTTCCATATACTGTACTATTAGCTGTTACACCAGATAACTTTTGTTCTACTAATAAACTATTAGCACTAAAGAAACCATTAACATAAGAGTTACCAGTCGTGCAAGCACCTTGAGTATTTGCAACTGTTGATACGACAAACTTTTCCATATCGTAAGTAATTCTATTAGTGAGGTCAACCCACTCTCTAAATGTATCTGACGAAGGCGTAATGTTAGCGTTTAAATAATTATTACTAGCCATTTGACTTCACCTCTGCTAACTGTATTATCATTTGCTTTATCTCTACCATATCCTGTTTTAAACTTTGCACTTCATTGCTAAGTTGATTTACTGTTCCAGCTTTTGCTCTTTGACTTTTGTATTGAACATATGCAGCCTTATCAGTATTTATGAGAGCCATTGATGACTTGTCTCTAAATATTCCTTGTGCTTCTGTCTCTATTAATGTTATCTTAGCCATTATAATGATACCGCTATTGCTCTAAAGTCATGTAGTACTGGAGCTTTAGATGTTGATTCAGATTTCATTACTATCTTAATTGCAAGTTTTTGATACCCAACAAACTTCTCACCAGCGCTATTGTAATATGTTACTTGGCCTGGTACAGTAGCTTGAGGATCTCTAAACGCTTCATTAAGTGAAACGGAGTCCACTTTAAAGTGTGGCTTACCGGTTGTTTCTATACTTTGTACTGCATCTGATATTGTTAGTTGTGTGTTGTTAGCAACCGCTGCAACTTTAGAAACAGTATAATCATTACCATCGTTAAATGATCCTTCTAATAATATAGTATCGCCTGCAGCGTAATCACTTGAGAACGCTGTGCCTGATCCAGTAATAATTGTATTATTAGATGCATCTGTATGATATGTGACTGTTCCTGCTTTAACTGTTGTAGATGATGGTCTATCTAAGAATTCAAATCCATACTCATTAGTATCGCCTCTTTCTTTATCACTACTAAATTTAAACTCATTTGAAGTCATTTGTAATGGAGACCAATTTGTATCATCTATAATTGATGCATCTGCTTGGTTTAATATTTTTGCATATACTTTAATATCAGTTCCAGAAGGTCTGTATCCTGTTACAAATACTTTTACATCTTCTGCATCTAATCCGTCAGCTAATGTTACTGTTCTTGATACATATTTTGCTAATGCTTCACCGGTGTTTGTTAAGTGCTCATTAGTATCAACATTATTAATAATGTTTTCATATTGCAATATACCCTGTGCCTGTAGGTCAACTGATGGGGCTGCAAATCTATGAGGTGAAGATAGTATGTGTCTAACTCTTAACGATTTGGTTAATGTTGCACCAGATATCTCGTTTGATTTAGATTTAATTTGTGTCGGTTCACTTGGATAGTTTCTATCATTACTTTTAATTGTTTCTAGCTCTGTGAATGCATTGTCGGCTAAATTTCTACCTTGAAGTTTAGATGTAATTAATGTTTTTGGTAATACTGTATTGTATAGTCTAGGCTCGTGATAACTAATAAAGTTATTAACTGGTGCATCGATTACACAATTGGCTCCACTTGATACACCTACAATTGTATCTTGGTTAGCAAATAAGTAATTACTATTTGCAGCTGTACTGTCTTGAACCATTATAGTATTTGTAACAACACCAGGTGATGTTAATTCTTTACTTAATTGAGTATAGATTGCAGAAGGTGTTTGCATATAATTTGCAGATGAGTCTGTGAATGTCGGTCCACCTCTTACTACAAGATGAGTACTGTTTGATACAGAGTTAACTGTTACAATATCAAACACGGTTGTGTTTCCAGATAGTACTATTTTATCACCAGATGCTATTGCCGGACTTGTAAAGTTAGTTCCAGTTCCTATTATAATTGAGTTGCCTTCATTAACAGCAATTGTTCCAGCTGCGTTTGCAGCTAACTTAAATATTTCTTCGCCCTGTGAGAACGTACCATTCACGACACCATTATTAGCTACTAGCCACTCATAGTCCTCGTTGACTAAATCAACTGTAGATACATTGTCTGAGAAGTATGCTCCGTACACTGTAAATTTAATATCTTCATCTAGGTAGGCCTTCCAAGTTCTATCATTTGTAGATAAGAACATTGTACCTTTACCCCAATCTTGATTAGTTGTTATATTTGTAGATAAATCTTTATCACCAGCTTTAGTTGTAAATAATTTATACTCTGGTGAGTTGGCTCCTGGTTTAATGACAATTGCATATTCTCTTGATGAATCAACTGATATAGGATAAGGCCATGTTATAGTAGTTGCTACGGTACCTTTTGAAGATGTATTAATGTCACTTGACTCTAATACAACATTGCATATTGCACCAGATGCTGGCATGCCATTTTCAGTTTCTCTAAGTTCAATAGTAACACCCTGGTTAGGATCTTTTTCGTCAAAATATAAATCAACAGATGTTAAGAAACCAGTTTGTGATCCACCAAACATAGATGAGCTTAGCATAAATGTTTGACATAAAGGATCGTCGTCTACACAGTCATCAAAATTGTCGAAGGTGTTTCCTTGTAAACTTGTAAACCTGGAGTCGCCTCTTGCAGTTATAAATTCAGGGCATACCTCGAAGTCTACTATAGGTCGTCCTGGCCAAAATGTATTGGCTGCTGCATTTGTAATCCCTGTGTTAGTTACAGGAATTATATCACCGTTACCTGTACCAGGTATAGTGTTAGCAACTGTATTAGTTTGTGGTGGTGGCGGTAGCGTAGTTACTACTTGCGATGTAGTTGGATCTGATTTTTCGGTAATTATCCTAGATGACTGGCTTGAACTTAATACTGGCGATCTCGTTGTCTGATGTATTTCTGCTGTATTAACAGAGAAGTTATAGCAATTGAATCTAGCAGTTGCAGCAGAAACAGCGTCTTTAATTTGAGCTAAGTTGTCTACATCTGCAATTACAAATTTTCTTTCGCCTGCAAAGAATGTGCTAGAAGGTATACTTAGTATACCAGCAACTGACCCTGTGGAGTTAGCAGTTAATGCTGACCCTAATCTTTTTCCTCTATATATTCTTGAACGTGCAATCGTGGTAGAAAGCGTAGATAATGCTTTTTCATTAGTAGAGTAATTACGTAATTCACTTGGTGTTACGTGCTCGTTTACATTTACCTCATCGAAGAATATGTAATGTCTAAGACCTGGTCTCAATCCTGTTGCAACAAATCTAATTTGCGTTCCAGGAATATAAGGCTGAAATGCTAAGCTGGTCATGAACTCACCAACTTTCCTTTTAGTTGTTGCTGTTTCACCAGATACCGTGTTTGTTGTTCTTCTAATATTTTGAGTTATTATTGTTTCAAAAGTATCTGTTCTTGTTGTGTCTGTTTCTGTAGTAGAAGTTAATCTTGTGTCAGCTTCCTCATCAATGACCTCATCGGAAGTAAATTGAGATGGCATTGCCTTATTCAATGAATCTAATAACGCTAATGTTCCAGACGCTACATCTACATCTATTTGCATTGCTTGTTCTGGTACTACTGTCTCATCTACTCTTGATAGGTAATCTGGGAATAATTTTACAGTTCCATTATACTTCCAATATTGTGAAGTGAGTCTTCTTGATGTACTAGCTTTATTTTGTTGTAATAATAAGTTTTGTTGATATCTTGGTGTTATATGATCACCATGTTGAGTGATATTAGCACCACTTTCGTATTTTAATTCTACGTGATACTTTTCAAACTTTGATGTTAGAAGTTTTCTTGCTTCATCAATACCTGCTTTATGTTCATTATTAAGAATATTACCATTAGTCAAGGATGCAAAGTTATCAACAATAAATCCATTTTTAAATCTATTAAGTGTTGCGTTTGTTTTACCTGGCAATACTGAGTCTTTAGTATTAGTTTCTAATAAATTTAATGATGAATAATATTCAAGATTATTAACTCTATCGTCAATTTTTCTAATATCACGCATTGTATATCTTTTTAACTGAGTAGCTCTTATCTTAACCGCTAAATCTGGTCTCTTGTAAAACTTGCCACCTTGTGCACTCAAAGTTGGGAACACCGGAACATCTATTGTCCCTAGCTGCATTGCTAAAGGTGGAATGTCTGGAAGCTGAGGATTAACACTAGGCTGTCCTTGAACTATTCTTACACCACTGCCTTCTATTACTAGCCTATCTTTTCNAGGTAGATAATATGTTACATTTGATGACCANGTTTTATTTGGTGCTGATAACAAACTTGCGTTAGAAAATGTTTCNGTTGCTATTGGGTTCAATGTATGGCTAGTACCNCCAGCTGCAAATGTTGCGCCTACATTAGCTGTTGTAGCTACTTGAGGTCTAAAGTCAATTGAATCTCTTAATGAAATTTCTGTTCCATCTTGTGGTGATGCAAATATAGGAATCTCTTGAATAGTAATATCTTCACCAGATATCATAGTATTATATGATTGGTAACTAAAGAATCCTGATCCACTTTCTGTAAAGTGCTTAAATTTAACTGCTAAGTTCATACCAGCAGATAATGAATATCCTGAATCTGGTTTTATTTTTAATGAAGATAAACCATAGAAACCATCTTTCTGGCCAGTAATAATTTCAAAGTTCTCAGTGACATTAGTACCATAACCGGTAGCTGTATTGTATACTGTTGAGTTTGCAACAGTATTGGATCCTGAATTAGATACACAGACTTCTACTAAACTTAATGCATCTGGAACACCTAATGTCCAAGGTCCAGTATATATCCCTGCATTGTTTACTGTTAGTATAGACATCTCTGTAGTGCTTAATGATTTTGTTTTACCTGCTTCTGATGTATCTACTACGTTATGTGTTACAGAACAATTCATCTGAGCCGTTAATGCTCTGTCTATGTTAATAGTTAATCTCTGACCACTATTACTAGCTGTGCCTTTTGCATCATCTCTATTATGTAAAGATAAAGGATAATGCTTAGGAAAGAATCTAGTAACTGTTCCGTTTGAATTATGATCTACACCTACGTTTTGACTAACTACAAATGAGGTAGCACTAATAATACCTGTAATTTGTCTAATTTTAGTATCAATCTTAACATGATCTCCGACTCTTAAATTAGTCGTAGAGCAACTTGTAACTATTGGAGTGCTTGTTCCGTTTACATCAGCATTAGTAGATTCTGCAGCTGACCCTGTTCCATTTTCTTGGGGAATAAGTATTAATTCTTTTTCTTGTGTCTCATTTAGATCACCTGTATTACCATAACCAAATGTCTGGTTAGCATCACTAAGATCAATAAATCCTGTTCCACCGGTACTAAAAGTTAATGTTTGTTTTCTTCTAAAAGTATAATTACCATTTGCATTAACAGCAGATACACCTTTTTGTCCTATTGGAAATACTAATTTATTAAATGATGCATCTTTAATTTCTGCTAAACTGTTACCATCTAAAACTATGTCTGCTACACCTGATACTGCAACATTTGTTTGATAACCAGCTACTGTATATTCACTACCACCTTTATAATGCCAAATTGATTTAGCATGTTTATTGAATGAGAAACCTGTTGACATTTTAATGTCATAAAGATATAATTTATATTTGTTATTGGATCCACCTGGAAGATCACCTTGTTGTTCTAGGGATCTGACTCTTGCTGTACCAACAACACTACTTGTTACGCCATCATAAGTTACGGCTGTATTACTTGCTGCTGATAATGAACTATTGGCTCCATTTGTTGTACCACTAATAGCATTAAAAGCCCCGTCCATTATTAAGACTAGGTCATTGTTTACTTCACCAAATTCTCCAACTAGCTCATCAACTTCAACATACGAACCGTAGTTAATTGATACTGATTGTGATGTTGCTGTTTGTGTTGTTGTTGCTCTAGGTAGCGCAATTCTAGTAGCTCCGGCTAATTCAAATCTATTTCCTTGAATGTACCCTATACCAGCTCCAACCATTACCGTTGTATTATTGGCATCGCCTACCCTTTCTTCTGTAGTTAAACCAAATGGCTCTACCACATAGTCCCCACTTTCTTCATAGGTTCTTTTTGCCATTTGATCGCCAAGACTATTTAATTGAGCGCCTTGTGATTTACCAATAACAGTACCAAAATTAAATTCTGCTAATTTTAAAAAGTTGTTTGATGATGTTGCATTAGATACAGTATTGACAACTAATGTTGGTTCTAGTTTTAATCTATCAGCACCAGGAGCATTTTCATTATTAAATCCTGCTGCATTGTCTAATAGAGAAGTATCAACGCTGTTATTAACAGTGCTTTCTAATGTCTGTGCACCTACAGCCAATTCATGAGGCTTATTGGTATACTTAGATACTATAATTGTTTGTTCTGCAAATCTTTGGAATATTCCTTTTTGGAACATTACTCCATCACCGACAGACATCTGGAATGACTTACCGGTTATATTAAATTGTGTGTTTCCACCTGCATCAAAGAAACTTGAGTTAGCTGCAGTTACTCTCATTGTTTCTTGAAGATTAACTCTTAATGTTGCTCCATTAGCACTAGCATTAGCTGATGTAATAGTAGCTGTAGGATAATCGTCAGCAGTAAATCCTGTACCATTTGCAGTCACGTTAATTGATGTAACTGCTCCAGTGTTGTTTGTTATAACATTAGCTGTAGCATTTCCACCATTGCTGGATGTAATTGTAACTGTATCTGAGTTTGAATAACCACTGGTTCCATTGTTAGTAACTTGTATATTAGCAAGTCCCGTGGCTGCTGGATATACTTCTATTATCTCACCATTAGAATATTTTGTTACTGCATTGTCTGAACTAATGTAATTAAAAAATAATGTATTTAGATCTGGGTTTTGTGTTTCTAATCCACCTGCTCTATCCACAACACGAGAAACTAAGTTAGCAGTTTGACCTCTTAAATAATCTCCTTCAGAAATTAATGCAACATTTACGTCTGTTCCTGCAATAGTTTTATCTAATATTTTTAAATAGTCAACAGAAGAATTGAAATTAAATGTACATCCTTGTACTATTGATCCTTCTTTAAATATATGCTGACCAAATCTTTCAACTTGGTTTTGTAGAATAGTCTGCAGCTGAGTTAATTCCCTAGCTTGTAGAGCTACTGCTGGTTTAAATAATACCTTATGATAATTCTTCGTTTCGTCGAAGTCATCATAATAAGGACTTACATTTAGATCTGTTTCTATTCCCATTTCTTAATCTCTAAAATTTAATCATTACTTTTACTCTCTCAGTTTGACTATCACTTCTTGTGATAGGAGAGATGTTTTCTACGTACATAACTTCACCTGAGTTAGGTACAATGTCTGGTCCCGCTGTGTCTGTGAAGTATCCTACACCACCACTGCTTTGGCCTCTTACATAATAGTATGTGCCAGAAACAGTATCAGATGCTAAGAAGTTTCCTTTCTTATTAGTAATACTCATGACCGATCCACTAGAAGTATTTATAAAGTGTATAGCACCATTGGCGTCAGTAGAGTCCTGTTTAATTGTCTCATCCGTGGAAAAAGCTACTTGTGATGCATTTGCAAAGCCAGTTAGCCTTAATCTTTGGTCGAATGTTGTAAAGTTTGAGTTTGTTTTATCAGAAGTCTTTATAGCTGTTACATTAGCGGTAACCGTATTAGCTAACACATTTGCATTATTAACTATCCTCATTCCAGCTGCACTTCCTGATGATACAAATTGACCATACACGTTTGTTAGGTTAATTGTACCAGCTGCTCTTGCTGCTATCACTCCAGTTGCACTACCATGAGTATCATTAGATCCCTGAGTAACAACACTACCTGCTGTAAAAGAAGTACCGGATCCAGTAGTACCATCAGTGTTAAGTGTAGTGTCTGCAATTGTTAATACAACATTACTATACAGAGGATCTTTTAATATACCTACTGTTCTAAAATCATTCTGTGCCGGTATTGTTCCGTTTTCACTGTTTGCAAAGTCTACCGATACCCCAACTGTATCTGCATAAAGCTCATTAATAACATCTGAACCATGGCCGCCTTTAGGACCTATAATTGGTACGACGTTTGCGTTATTAGCTTGAGCTGTTGTTCCATTTTCTACTATACCAGTGTTTCCCAATACCTGAGCACTTGCGAATGTATATCCTGACCCTCTATTGGTCATTTGAATTGTGTCTACTGAAAAGTTTGCTGTATTAATTAATGCTCTACCTTCTGCACCAGANCCATCACCTGCTATAACTACTCTAGGTGTTATCTCAAATAATGATGTCGTGTCTATGCTNGTTGCAAATGCATTGGTTATTAATACTCTTCTAGCTGAACCAGTAACAATATANTCACTAATAGTTTTAGCTTGTCCTGCTCCTGCTCCACTAGAGACAAAAAAGGTACTTCCTTTATAAAAATCTGTGTTTGATGATAGCGTCGATGTGTCTGATGCAACGCTTGATATTAAAGCTGTAGCTCCTGATGTTTGACCTTTAACTACTACGTTTCCAGTCTGACCAAAGAAGTTTCCTGCAATGTCTACAATTTTAATTACTGTACTATTAGCTGAAACAATAATACCATTTGCAACATTGTTAGCTGTGTTGGCTGTTATGTTGCTTGTCTTATCAAATAAGTCTACTCTTTCTACAGCAAAAGTTCCACTTGTGTTTGCATCTGTTTGATCTATAGTGACGTTAGCACTTACTAATGATTCTAATTCTATAATTAAATTATTTCCGCCTACTGCAGCATCTTTAACTACTCCGTTTGCAACTGAGTTATATCTTGAGCCACCGCTATTAACATTGACTACATCAATAGCTCCTGCTACAGCATTACTGGTAACCGTTGTATCAATCACTAAAGGTATTTTATCAGTTGTACTAAACTTAGTATGTTCTGCAGCAGTTAGCTCATACATATACTTCCACTGATATTTGTCAGCAGTAGTAATATAGATATCATCATTAGCGGCAGTTTCTGTTTTAGTTGGTGAATCAGTTGATGCAGAATCTTTATTATTATAAAGGCATTTGAATACACTAAAATTTCCATTTGCTTCTTCTACTGATGCAAAGAAAGGAGAGGTTTGTAATGATCCATTGTTATTGTCATACTGTGTATATACGGTTCCGGTTGTCCAAGCATTTTTGTTTACCATGTGCTTAATATCACTATCAGTAATATGCTTACCATAAATCATATTTCTATATTGTTCATAGAAAGAGCTTTCGTCTGAGTTATTAGCAGTTGGTGGATTGTTGTCGTCTGGGAATCCAGTATGCTTTCCAACATACATATAGTAAATTGAATTTGCTGCTTCAGTAATAGACTCTACAAATTGTTTTGCATTGTGTGTATTAAGATTTGATTTTACTAACTTACCCATTTACTATACCGCTCCTATTGAGCTATTGCTTACCGTTACAGCATTGTTTACTGAACTTTCTTTTACTACTCTACCAAATAATCTTGTTCCCGCTATATGTGCGGTCTTAAGTAGTATATCTCTATATTTATTTAAAGACAACCCTGTTTCAATGACATATGAGTGAGATTGATAAAAATCGTTGTCGTGTATGTATTTAGTATTCAATTGAGACTCCTGTGATGCCCAAAAGCCAGGACCCACACCAGTAGTCGATACATTAGCTAAACCACTAACAACAATATTAGAATTTCCTGATGATCTTAATGTTAAATTTGAGTTGTGTTGATACCCAAATCCACTATCTGTAATCTCCAAAGCAGTTACAATACCATTAGCAGCTTTTGCATCTGCATTAACTATTGCATTGTCTCCAATTGGTTTTGTATTAGCATCTTGATATAAACTATCTACCGTTCCACCTGCACCAGATGTTGCTCCAGTAATAGAGCCTATATCATTGAATCCTACACTAAATGATAATCTTCTTAATCCAACATCGCCTGTACCGTCTTGATTGTTATTAAATTTATATACTTGTCCTTTTGCAACTGCTGATGATGATGTCACACCAGTAGAGGATATTGTACTGAATACGTTTGTTTCGTTGTTTGCTGTATTTGGAGATGCAATTGATACAGCATTAATAGTTGAATTGGATGTAAATGGTTGATTGTTTGTTAATGTTGTAACCAGACCATTTGCAAAAGTAGTTTTAATATTACCATTTATAATATTAAGTACGGTACTGTTAGATGAGAAAATAGTTCCAATTGCACTAACTGTACTATTTTTTGATTGGGTAACAGATGCTCCAATTGGGAAGTTTGTTGTTCCGCCTGTTGTCGTATTACTTGATGCTGATGTGTTTTGAACCGTTACTGTATTAACTGTTAATGTCTGACCAGCATTAGTAACTGTTTGGTTTACTACTTCACCAATAGTAAAGTCTTTTATTGAACCACCACTACCAGAATTCATTCCTGTTAAATTAACTACTATATCTCTTCTATCGAATTTGGCAATACCACCTGTGTATACAGATAAGAATGGATCAAAGTTATAATTATTACCAGGGTTAATGTCAGCTATGGATGTAATAGTTCCCACATTACCTGAGAATCTTGTAAGGACATTATCTAATATTGTGTCTATATCCCCATTCGGATCTTTTGGAAATCCATATCCAAAATCTATATTAGCAGTTACCACACCACTTGATCCACCTGAAGTAGCTATTGTTCCTATAACATTTTGATTAAAGAAACCAGCCCCAGCTGTTATTACTTGTGTACTTATTATAGCACCACTACCATTTGTTGTTACATTTGCTGTAGCATTGGTTGTTGGCGGTCCGTCTCCTGGTCCACCTGTAGCAAATGTTATTACCTCACCATTTGCATAACTTGATCCTGCAGTTCTAATTGTTACTGTATCTAAAAATCCCGTTCCACTATTAGCACCAGTTGCTGTTGCATCTTGGCCGCCTATAACACAATCAAGATAAGATACATTTGATACGTTGTTCTCACCTATAAAGTCTGTGTATATTGTTATTGTTTCTTGGTTTTCTAATCCACCAATTTTAAATCCTGCACCTGATCCTGTTCCAACGGTTACTACATTAGCGTATGTATTTGAATCCCTTCCTACTATAAATGCAGCTACGTTTGCATAAAATTTTACAGCAGTACTACTTCCATTTGCCCATTTAGTGTTTTTAAAACCAATATTAGTTGTGTTGGATCCAATTACTTGTCCGGATACAGATACGTTTGCATACGTATCAACTACTGCTCTTGATGCTAAATTACCTTGCATGAATATATCAGATGCGCCTGTATCTACTGGAGCGCCATTTAATATTGCTATTGAATTTGTTCTTTTACCTTTAATTTTTTTAGTAGTATTAAACTGTCCAGCTATTTCATGAATGTTTAATGTGTATTGTTTGGCGTTAGTATTTGTAAACGAACTTAAGATAGCATTGGCACCAGTATTAGTTACTGAAATAGAAGTTACGTTTGCTGTGTTTGCTATTCCAGAAGTTATGTCTTGAACGTTGTCATTGGATGTCCAAGTGCCAAAAGATCCATTAATCGTCATTACTGATGAGTTAACTGTTACTACAACACCATTAGCTGTACTCTCATCCCCTTTCACTACATCCCCTGCTGAGAAAGAACCAGACGTTCCGCTAATACTTAGAGTTACTAGATTCTCTTCCTCTATCTCTTCGCCTGGTTGAAAGATGTGTGTGTTGACAGAAAGATTAGCTGCAAGTGCTAATTGGTTTCCAAATGATCCACTAAACGGTGCAATTGTTAATGTACCATTTGCTCCATCAATTGCTGAATTTATTATATAGCCATTTGCTACAACAGTATTAATATGAGTTGCGTTAGCATCTTTTGATCCAACTATGTAGGGTTGCCCGCCGTCAGCAATCATAGTATTAATGTCCGATACCATTTGTGCGCCACTCAAGAAAGTAATCTTCTCCGCTTTTTGATCTACTGTTTCAAATCGAGTATACTGTGCGGTATCTATTTTAGATGTATTAGAATATGTTTGTGCTGCGTTTATTACATTGTTTACAGATATGTTTTGATCATTAACATCTATAGAAGTAAATGATGTATTAGTCGAAAACCCAAATCCACCATTTGCTAATTGAAAGTCTACTAATCCAGTAGCCGCATCAATTGCTGTTACTCTGGCTTTACCTGATTTACCTACATCTGCAATGACATCAAAAGAATCACCAACATTAAAGTCTTGGCCTCCCAATGTAACATTAATGGATGATAATGAACCAGTAACAACTGGCATGTTGTCTTGTATTCCATCAGACGATGACGCAATGATTTCTCCACGTAAAAAATTTCCTTTTAAGTTTGATAGTTGTATGACACTGGTTGTTACTCCATTTGCCATCTTAGTAGATATACTTTCTACAAAAGCCTTTGCACTAGAAGTTGCACCTATTATTTCTTTACCTTGTAATCCAATTAAATTATCTTCATCGGGTGCATATACTTCAATGTATCTTGGCAATCTAAAGTCAGAAGTCGAAGGTTTAAGTACATCGTCTCCTGGATTCTCAACTAATGCTTCTTCATCAAATATTATTCTAAACAATAATTGAATTGATCTTTCACTACCTTTAGCTCTATAGAAGTCCATTATATTTTTAATGGTTAATCTATCATCAGCTTTAATTAATCCAGGTAGTTGGTTTAAATAAAGTTTTTTAAATTGATCTAAAAACTCAGCTGTTGTATTATCAATGTCTTGATATTCTATTAAGTTTCTTGAGTAGTCTAATGATTGACCTGATTGTTCTAGGAATTCATAATATGCTTGAACAAAAAGTCGAAACATATTTCCATCTTCTGCATAGAATGCCGGAAATTGATCCTTTACGAATAAAGAGATTTTATCATTAATCTCTGCAGGCATTATACCCTCTCTTGTTCTATAGTAATGCTCGGTGTCTGATTATATGATAAGATAATATTCTTATTTGATTTTAGTGTCTTCGCTGTTGGGTTAGCTGACACTCTTATAGAGTCTCCAGTAAATGTTGATACATTTAGATTAGATATTGTAACCTTTCCTGTTATGTAATCAACTGTTCCAATATTTGAATTCACTATTGTTAACACTGCATTTTGTTGTTGTACTACTTGCATGACTCCAGAGCCATTGTCTCTCAAAGAACAACCAGTAAGACCATTAAATGTAAAAGTTGTTGATGTAACAGGTGACGATCCGTCTACGAATTCATTCGAACTGTCCGCGATCTCCCTGTAAATCTCATTTCCAAACTCTAAAGTATGGCTTCCTGCCTGGTTTAAAGTTGGTATAATAGTTTTTTGAAGTAATATAGAAGTCTCATTATTAAGTATTGATGCATCAGCAGCATCAATAGCAGCTGATAACTTAGATACTCTCAGCTTAGCATTAAAGTCGTTTATCTTAGATGCTGCATGATCGTTGATAGCTGTCGACACTAATGTTTCTATTTCTGTATCACTCTTAGTTGTTACATTGGGATTATACAACACTTTAGTTGAAACGTCAACAAATAAAAATTCTGGATCTACAACTTCTGGTGATATTCCTAGTGGGGATCTTAACCTAGTAAAGTCTTCTATTAATTTCTTTTTACTGTTTGGAATTCCTGTTGCATTTTTTAAGTCTACTGAAATAATTACTTTACCAAATTGAGGTGGATCAGCTTGTTCACCACCAAATACACTAATAGCTTCTATATCATTAAATTGTTGCTTTAGTATAGTTTCATAATCGTTTGTTGTTACTGTTCTATCTTGTATTGATAATGCTTTTGGTGCATTGAATTTAATCGATGTATTGCTTTCTTCAAAGCCTCCACCAGATGCTGAAGATACAGTTGTCACTACTACATTTGTATATCCTTGAATATCTGATGCTGATGTAAACACTGATGCTTCATTTGCTGCGTTTGCACTTACCTTTCTATATGTGGCTTCAATAACATTACCGTTTAATACAGGAGCTCCTAATACTCCGTCTCCAAATTGCAATTCGTATTTCTTTCCTTCAGCTGGAACAACATAATACACATTGGAAGTTCCAGAAAGTCCTACTGCTGATAAACTACTTGTCCATATAGAGTTGGTAGTGTCTGATGTTGATTCGTTAATTTTAACTGATAGACTGTCTGTGTCTATTTCTGGATTACTTAAAACATATCTTTGATCTGTGTTTGCTGTATTGACTGTAAATAGTTCTGTTACTATTTCACCTTCTTTAAGAGTTACGCCACTAGCAATATATTTTCCATTTGCATCAGCTGTAATTGTTAGTCCTGCATCTGTTGTAAAGTTAAATGAATTGCTTTCTACTGATGTAGTAAATGAAGTATACTTTGGCATTGTAATAGCTGCTGGAGTATTGGCTGGATATATTTCAACATCAACAACTGATGTTGCCGCTGTCTGAGATTTTGGTAAGTAGTTTAATGTTTTTGCATGAGATACAATACTGTCTCTTAACTGTGAGCTGTCTAAAAATGATTCTGAAGCTACTTGGTTTAGATAAAAATTTTGCATGAAAGTGTTATATGATAACACGTCTAATAGAACATTCATGTTTGAACCTTCAAAATTATAATCTTTAAATAATCCTTGCGAAGACAAATAGCTTTTTAAATTTTGCTTAATGTCTGCGAAGTTTGTGTTTGCTACTGATAATGCACTGTTAGCCATTTTATCTTACTCTCTCTAATACTAATTGAAGATTTTCTTCTCTATCACTATTTATCAGACTAAAAACAATCGCTATACTTAAATGGTTGTTGTCTGGATCTGGTGATGCTACTATGTTAATTAAATTACATCTTGGCTCATATGTTTCTAACGTCTCTACTATCTGTGCTTTTGCTTTTGTTACTGTTTGTGGAGAGAAGTTTTCAAATAAACTTTTTCTAATATCACAACCTATTCCTGGTTGAAAAGGTCTTTCCATCTTATCAGTGAGCACTAAACTCTTAATAGATTGCTTTACAGCATCTACATCACTTTTAAGCGAAAGGTCTTTTTTAACAGGATGCACTGCTAATGAAGTATTGAAGTCTGTAAAAATAGCCATAAGTATATTTATTCTCCCTCGAGTATAGTTATTCTATCAAATGTCTTTAATTCTACTATTAATGCTTTGTGTCTATTGGTAGAGTTTTTTGGTACGTTATCTACAAAGAAGGTTTTGAAATTGGTATACTTATAGTTTCCAGGGTCATCTGTTGTTGTTTGACTAAGTTCTAATTCACCGACTTTAAATGTTGATGTCTTATCATCCGTTTCTAAATTTTGATATTTTTTTTGTATTTGTATTTTATATAAGTTTAAAAATTCTCTATAGCAGGCTAAATAATGTTCCGTGTCAGGGTCTCTATTACGTGATGCAGAAAAGGTTGAGGTTGTCACAAGGCCGGGTAGGCCGGGTAAAGAGGCGACTAAGCGCCCAATGCCCGACACGCCTTGTCGAATTGTCATCCTGGAAATATATGATGAATTTACTTCTCTTAAGGTCTTATCATGTGCAGCTAACTTTGCTGTGTCTATAACAAATTCTTTTTTAAGTTCTTCTGTTAATTTATTATTAATAGGAGTACCAAAATCAAACTTCTCTGCATCTACTTTAGATTCCGGATCTATTAATTTTAAAACATTATCTGCACTTACGTCTTTAGTGTCAGGTTTAATATCAGCTTTCTTCTCTGCTACGTCTTGATCAGCAGCTGCATCTTCTGTAGCTGCTTTTGATTCTTTTCCCTTTTCAGTAACATTGCCATTTGCATCAATTTCTAGTTTAGGAATTCCTATACATACTTTACTTTGAGCATCGGTAGCACTCAATGATCCAAATATTTTATCAACTGCACCGCCTACTAATGATCCGACACCTGATAGGTCTACAGGAACATTAAGAAGATCAGCTGCTTTAAACTTGCTTGACATATCTGTTAGTTCTTTTGAATCTAATCCAAAGTCATCAAGCATTGCACTAACATCTACATGAGGTCCAAACTTCTCTTCTATCTCTGCAAGCTGTTGAGCCATAGTAGCTGGATTAGGATTGTCAACTAAATTTTGCATCATGCTTTGTAAGTCAGCAGCTGGTTTTGGAATATCCGGCACCATGCTTTCTAAGTCGGCCTTTATACCATCTGTTTGGGATGCTATGTCTGATGCTAATGAAGCTATACCTGAAGTAATGTCACCTGTAATTGCATCTGCTTTTGCTTTTGCACCGTCTATTGCACTGTTCAGTGCAGCAGCTGCTCCTGATATTCCGCATTCTTTACTCATCGTTATGTCTCACTGGGATCACTGTTTGGTGAATCTGAAGCATTCTTACTACCTGAATTTGCACCATCACCAGTATCCATTGATGTTGTTTGGTGTGTATGAGTGTGTAGTGTTACTTCATTAGAAGTTATATTTCCAGCCGGTCCATCTATAGACATTGTAGCAGCATCTATTGTCATGGTGTTTGCATCTATGTCCATATTTGCAACTGCTTTAAATATAATGTCTTTTTGAGCCGCTATGTTTAAGTTTCCACCTGCTGCTATGTTTAAATTGTTTGCACCAAGCAATGTGTAGTTGTCAGCCAGTATGTGTGTTGCTGAAGATAGATTAGTTCTCTTTTCCTCTCCAGCAGTAGTTTTTGTAAATGTGCCCTTGATACTTTCTGTGGCTGCACCAACAATAGCTGATATAAAGTTGCCACTTGTTCTTTTATTCTCGTTCCCGTTGACCTGAGTAGACTTGTCTGATAGTATTTCCTTTAATTCATTTCCTTGTACTTTCTTAACGTAATCTTTTCTAACTGTTACAAAATGGTTTCCGTCTACTTCTGTATACTTATCACCATGAACAAGCTCTTTCATATCGCCATCAACTGTAACTGTATAATCGCCGGATACATAAAGATGTTTGTTCTTTAAATCGATTTCATAGTTATCGCCAATAATCTTTTCTATTTTGTCACCATCTGCTTGAATTTCTTGAAATGTTCCTGACTTATGATACATATGCAATCTTTCTGCACCTGGCGTATCATCTACTTCTAATGCATGGCCGCTTTCTGTATACCAGACATGACAGTAAGGATATGTAGAATAATTTTTATCTGAATTAAACCAATCAGTTAATTCTATGTCACCAGTTCTTGGATGTGGCTCTACCCAAGTCTTTCTTCTATTGTATATTGAGAATACGCCTCTCGATATTACTGATCCCATTGCTGGAGCTTTAGCTGTGTCTACTTTACCTAGCTTATCTTTTCCTTCTCTCTTACTGACCATGACAGTATGCTGCTCTGCATGCTTTCTGCCTCTTGCTAATCTTGATATAGATGTCTCGCCAAGCGAATGTATTTCTGGATCATCCTTAGGATATACTCCTCTTGGATCATTGAACCCCTCTGTAGGAGTAGAACCAAGCACTGGCATACCATGCATAGCACCTAATATTAATGGATTTTGATATTCACCTTGATCTAAGAATAAACCAAATACCCAAGTACCCTCTACAATACCTGTTCCTGATTGACCTATGCCACTTGTAGCTGGGTTGCTGCCAGGTTGTAATACAAGAGCCCATGGTAAGTCTTTAGTTTTAATAAGACTTTTATCTTCTGTATGAATAGAATATACTCTTACTCTAACTCTACCAAGTTGTAATGGATCATTTCTATCTTCCACCACACCAATGAAGTGTCTTAAATTTACAAAACTATCTGATCCACTCTGCATTATCTTTTACCTACCACATATCTTGATATATCATCTACATTAGCTCTATAGCTTTCTTTATTACAAGCCACTGTACAATTATATTTGTCTTTAATTATTTGATGGTTAACTTCAGTTATTAAATATTTGCCACTTATTTTCTTTTCTTGATCTGGATTTTCTTTGTTTGCTGATGACTCTATCATGTCTAAATCCATAACCATTCCTACATTAAGATCGGAATTACCAGGTACAACAGCATTCATTTGTATCTGTCCTAAGCTATCTGCATAGAATTTTCTTCTAGTTAAAGCAGGACCAAAGTTATTTTCTCTATGCCTTACGCCATCAACATACTTGTTAATCCATGTAGTACTGTTAATTACATTAAGTGAATCGTTGATTATATCTGTCTTATCTAATGTAATGGCCGGCTTGTCTAAATGATAGAAGTCATTGAAGTTCTCTTTTACAGTTAATATTGTTCTATCAATTCTTTGATTAATGACATCAATTTCTGCTACCTGTGATGCATATGCTCCACTCTTAATTTTATCTATTAAGTTTCTTCCCCTTGGAAAATTAATCTCGCTTATTGTGCGCTGAGCTTGTAACGTCTTCATGTCGTCCAATTGCACACCAGGTTTATACGAATATTCTATTGCTCTGTTTCGTCCTTCAGCTATCAATTGCTCCATGTTTACAAAGTTAAAGCCTCTTGTGTCTTCATAAAAAAGAAATATAGATGAAGAGAATCTAGCATTGTATGATCTTCTTTGTATCATTTCAATAGACTCAAATGGTGTCATTCCTGGTATAATAGTAGTAACTCTTCCAGTTGTACGATGTATGTCTATTTGTTTTTTGCTACCTATGAAGTCGTATATTATTTCAACAAATTTACTAAGCGTACCAGTAAATGCTTTATTAATGTCCATTGTAGATTGTTTTACAAATTCTTCTGATATACCAAACAGTTGATATGCTTTTCCTTTTGAACCAGATGCATCATCATTAGTTGTTTCTACTCTATAGACTTTATAAGAGTTTACTATTTCTTTATTCTTCTCGCTATGGAATCCTATTTTTAATTCTTCGGATCCATCTAAATCTAATTCTGCTAGCTTCTCTGTTGCATCGAGTACTACTACCTTACATGTTAATGCTTTTTCAAATACGCTTTCTGTTATTACTATAGAATGATATGATCCCTGTAAATCTAATCTGCCTGCAGGATGATTGATTTCTAAAAAATCTATTACGACGTTACTTGGATTGTATAGAGTTTGATCATTACCATCTATAGGTTCTGTTATGCCTCTGTCTGTTGTTGTTCCTACATCTGTTTTTTGTGATGCTGGAACATTTATGAATCTATCCATAATATTATCCAATCATAATTTCGCGTAACATAGCTTTTGCTTTGTTAGCTAATCTACTGTCTATCAATTTTATTTGTCTTTTGCTCTCGTTTAAATCGTTTTCAAAATCATAAGCATACACTGCTGTATATTGACCTGCTATAATATTACTATATGTGCCATTGAGATCGTATGTTTCTTTTGTAATTATTGTACCCTTTGTGTTGTGCTTGTAATGTTTAATTAATGCTTGTGCAGCTTCTACAGTCCCATACTTTGAAATTAAGAACTTCCCAAACTGCTTTTGTGGAAGTGGCCAGTCATAATATGGATCTATAATATCATTTGCTAAAAATATTAACCATACTAATTGAGAATCCTCATAATAAAGATGAGCTATTTGATCTGGTCTCATATCATCTTCAACTACGTAATCATAAAACGCATTTGGATTGCCTAATAGTGATTCTTTAATTTTAGGACGCGACATCAGATTACGCGCAATTTTAGTTCCGTATTCTACTTGTGGAAAGTCAGAAAAGTATCCTTTACCAAATCTCATTATACTTCTCCGCTACCTGTTGCATCTGGCTCGTCTTCAAAATCTTCTGAAGTCCAAACTGTTGTCTCTGTAAATCCTAATTGTAGTTCTGTAAATACTGGTTGACCTGTTCCTGCAAAGAAAGCTGGTTGTCCTTCTGGCGTATAGTTTACTTGCATTGAAGTAATAGCTGCTCTCTTGAATCTATGCATACTATCGCCTTGTCCAAGATAGTACAAGTCTACTTCATGCGGATACTTCATTACATAGTTATTTGTTCCTTGCCCCATAAAAGAAGGATGTGATCTTTGTTTTATTAACTTAATTATTTTTTTAAGGTTATTTGATTCGTCTAATGTTTGAGGATATAGTTTCCATGTAAAATCAAACACTTTTAATTTAACTGCCGAGAATAATAATGCTGTATGAGGATTACTAATTGTTCCCGTAGACAATGCTAAAGCTGGTTCTACTTGAGATGCAAAAGGATTTAAGTCCCTTGCAATGGCCATAACGCCCGTTCCTACATCAGCTGCTAGACCATCAATGTTTATTGACCCCGCTCGTTGTGCTTCTTTTTCTTTTCCTGCTGCGCTACCTGCTTTCTTAAAGCTATCAATAATATCATCGGCTGCACTTGCACCAGCTGCTCCCATAGTTTTTAGATCAGCATTGTTGTATTCCATTCCATACTTGTCTACTATTGTCATTGGTAATGGTAATACTACAGATTCTTTTACTTGTGAGGCCTCCATGTTATAATTGTACTCATGGAATATCATACAGAATTGATGTACACCTAAATCGTTTGGAAACGAGAACGAGCCTCCTGCATCTAATTTAGATTT